GGTAGACACAAGGGACTTAAAATCCCTCGCTTATGGCGTGCCAGTTCGAGTCTGGCCGCGGGCACCATTAAAAAAGTGCATTTTTTTTTAAAAAAAGTGCATTTTAGGGGTTTACATTTCCAGAGAACATGGTATAATATACTTATAAAATGGAAATGGAGAGAAAACATGAAAACTACTATTGGTTCAATTTTAATATTTGTTGGTTTGTTGGTAGTTGCTGGATCTGCTGGTGACTGCGATGGTAAATGTATGGATCAAGCTAACACACTTGGTGAGATGTTCACCGCAATTGCAATTGGTCTTGGCATGATGATTGCTGGTGGTCTTGCAATTTTTTCTGAAAAAAATGCATAAAAACTGTTTACTTTTCAGAGAAACTGTGGTATAATATACCTATATTGATGATGGAGAAAGTGATATGATTACATTAGCAAATGAACTGGTCAAGCGTTATCCTGACCAAAATGAGTTTTACCCTAAAACAGTTTTGGCTGTAGCAGATGAGCTCGGTATCAAAGAACGCGAAGCTTACAAGTTTGTGACTTCACAACCTAAAGTAAGACGCGGTGTCTATAACCTAGAAGCTCAACTATTGCCATTTCGTCGCCAGGCTGAACAGCCACAAATGTCCGGTGGTGTACAATCAATCGTAAATGACGAAGTGTTTGTACCTGATGCGGATCCTACTTATGTTCCTTGGGGACACTTCAAAGATGTTGAGTCAATTATTCGCTCAGGCATCTTTTATCCTACGTATGTCTCTGGTCTTTCAGGTAATGGTAAAACATTAATGATCGAACAGGCATGCGCTCGATTGGGTCGTGAATATGTGCGAGTTCAAATCACTCCTGAAACAGATGAAGATGATTTGATTGGCGGTTTCCGTTTGGTCAACGGTGAAACTGTATTCAATAAAGGTCCAGTCGTAAAAGCAATGGAGCGGGGCGCGATTCTTCTTATTGATGAGATCGATCGTGGCTCCAACAAAATCATGGCACTTCAAGGTGTTATGGAAGGTAAGCCAGTTCTGATTAAAAAGACCGGTGAGATGGTTCGTCCCGCTCCAGGATTCAACATTTTCGCTACTGCGAATACTAAGGGGCAAGGTTCAGAAGATGGTAAGTTTATTGCAGCTACTATCATCGATGAAGCATTCCTTGAGCGTTTCACAATTACTATGGAACAACCATATGCTACCCTTGCAACTGAACGTAAGATTGTTCTGAAGCACATGGAGAAATTTGGTAAAGTTGATCAAGACTTTGCTCAAAATCTCGTTGAGTGGAGTGAAACAATCCGTAAAACCTTTGAAGATGGTGGTGTTGATGAGATTATCTCAACCCGACGTTTGTGCCACATTGCTCAATCGTTCTCTATCTTCGAAGATAAACTAAAATCAATTGAGCTTTGTATCTCTCGTTTTGACGCCGATACTAAGGAAGCATTCTTAGACTTGTATACCAAAGTTGATGGCGGCATGATGGGACAACAAGCTCCTATTATGGAAGAGAGTGTAGATGAACAGTTCTAATGGAATGAAGTTTGATCAGGATAAACCTGATTATTCACTAGTGCCTTTCGGGGCACTAGATGAAGTTGTCAAGGTGTTAACACATGGCGCAAAAAAGTATGATAGATTTAATTGGGAAAAGGTAGATGCTGAGCGCTATAAAGCTGCCGCACTACGTCATATCTCAGCTTATATGCAAAATGAGAAATATGATCCTGAAACTGGTATTAACCACATGGCACATGCTATTTGTAGCTTGCTATTCTTGACACAGTTCGATTTGAATGAGAAAAAAACTGTGTACAATTCTCAAGAAGTGGTGTATAATAATTATAAATACAATGTGACATCAGATAATGACTATAAGGTGAGCTATAACTATGAAACTAAGTAATGAAACCCAAGCGGTACTTAAAAACTTTGCCGCAATTAATTCCAATATTGTTATCAATACTGGAACAGAATTAAAAACAATCTCAGAAGCTAAGAATATTCTTGCAAAAGCTTCTGTATCAGAATCGTTTGATACTCCATTTGGTATCTACGATCTCAACGAGTTCCTCGGCGTGATGAGCATGTTCGATGATCCGGAGCTTACGGTGGCAGATGACGCTCTCTCCATCAAAATCTCTCAAGGTCGTCGCTCCGTAAAGTACTTCTTTAGTGCTCCGGATATTCTAACCTCTCCATCAAAAGACATCGTCATGCCATCCGCCGAGGTAACCTTTACTCTAACTCAAGATGAAATGGCGCAGCTACGTAAAGCAGCAGCCACCTTGGGTGTTACAGATGTAGTGGTTACCAATAAATCAGATGGTAATGGTATTGAAATACTAGTTACTGATGTGAAGGATTCTACTGCTAACGTGTTTAGTGTAGATACTGATACAACTTCGTGTTGTTCAGATCAATTTAAATTTGTCTTTAATATTGGCAACTTTAAATTTGTGGGAGGTGATTATGAAATTACTATTTCAAACAAACTCATTTCTCACTTTAAAAATCTCAATGCTCCAATCGAGTATTGGGTAGCTCTCGAGAAAAACTCAACTTTTGGAGGTTAACATGGCTGAAGAAGCTACACAAGCAGCAGAAGAACAAGCGCCAATTCAATTGGGCTTGAACGATCTGGCTGCAGTTATTCAAATCATCGACGTTTGTTCTAAACGCGGTGCATTTGAAGGTCCTGAACTCGCGTCCGTTGGACAAGTTCGTGGACGAATCGCTGCATTTGTAGAAGCAAATGCTCCTAAAAAGGAAGAAGGCGGTGAAACTGCAGCAGCAGAAGAAGCTCCTGCTGAAGACAACGGCTGATCCCGTAATAGATCCGCGAGGGGCCACGGTTAGCCCCTCACCCTTTATTAAATATATTATGGAGAATTCAAATGTTGAGTACGCCTCAAGATAAAGAAAAGCTATTGAATAGCATTAAAGAAATGTCTAACTCGATGACCCGAGTTGATGCAGAAAAAGACTATCAAAAAGATGTGATTGATAAAGTAAACGACGAACTTGGTCTTGAAAAGAAATATGTTCGTAAGTTGGCTAACATTTATCACCGTCAAAACTTTACTACAGTTCAACAAGAACAAGAAGAATTGCAAGAACTATACGAAGCAATTACTTCTTAAGGGTGAGCAACGTACCCATTTATGTTGCCCTATTGGAGAATCATATGAAAAAGGAATGTGATACCAATTGTAAATTTCCAGGTTGGTTAGCAACCATTGGAGTAGGATTAACCATGTTTGTGGTAGTAATGGTTATGTTTTTTAACGAAGCTCGTGCAGATGTTCGAGTAGATATTGAACGTAAGTTGCCATATAAAACGCAACATATCGTTCAGCAATTTCATGATTTTGATTCTTTTGCTATGTGGATGGAAACCAAACTTGAAAATGGTTGTGATCCATATGTAGAAAAAGTTGTTATTGATCTCAAATATAAGGAGTTTGACAATCAAAAGTTAGGGGAATATGATTTCCCTGTCAAAATCAAGTAAGGAGTGTAATGATAAGAAATAGAAACAAGGATGTGAAAGGAGGGCTAACAGTAGAAGTCAGAAACGGAAATTTTGAACAAGCCTTCCGTCTATTTAAGAAAAAAGTAAATAGATCAGGTATTAAACAAGAACTACGAGATCGTAAGTTCTTTAAGAAGCCTTCTGAAATAAGAAGAGAGGCTTTGAAAAAAGCGATTAAACGCGAAAAAAAGCGTTTACAAGCTCAGCAAGATATGTTATAATATAGTATATCAATTAAATTATGG